CTACCGGTACTACACCTCTGTTCGGGACCCCCGGTACAGGGCGTACTCCTCTGTTTGATGCACCCCAACAGAGTGAGCTACCGGGACAACTTGCTGACTTCTGGAATGACATACCAGCAGCTACTGACAGAGCCAAGTGGTGGCAACACCTCATGTGGGGTATTGCTGAGCCTGTAACAGGTACTGCTCAAAAGCTCGGAGAAACTGGTATGCTTGGACAATGGGGTGTAGAACAAGCAGATAAGGGGAGATGGGACAGACCTGACCCTCATACTATGGGTGGTACTATAGCCAGAGCAGCTGGCAACCTCCTTGGTTGGGCTGGTCTACTGGGTATTGGTATAGTCAAGGCTCCCTTTGCAGCTGTGGGTGCAGGTGTAGCTCTCATGGCTAAGACAGCAGGAGCTACTGCTAAGATAGCTGGTGTAGCTCACACTCTTGGTAAGTTTGGTGCTCTTGGTGCAACTATGGGAGCTCAAAGAGCATGGCTTGATGACGAACCTGTGGCTAAAGAGGCTCTAAAGGGTGCAGCTTTCAGCATGGCTTTTGCTGGTGGACTTGCAGGCATTGGGCACTTAGCCAGAAAAGCAGGTGTTATAAAGCCAGACACCTTCCAGATGCTACAGAAGAACTACATGGACAGGTATCCTATGCTGGACCCAAGAGATGCTCAGACTAACCCGGAGATTATGCAACTTATGACCCGGGCAACCAAGAGTACATCCTCTGCTGTTGTGCAGGGTGCTATGAGGAGTGCTGAGAAGAGCACTAATCTGAAGCTAAACCCAGAATTTACTGGGCAACTCTTTTTTAGTAAAGCTCTCACGAAAAAACAGCAAGGTCTGTATAAGNCTATGCAAGAGGCCAAGACCTTTGGTGAACAAGCTGATGCTTTTAATCAGTTTAAGACCTCTGTCAACAGACAGATACAGGCTACNCTTGACAAGTATGGGGCTGAGGACCTGTCCACACTGATGAACAAGCTGGACTCTGCCGGTAAGGGTAAGCACTTAGCCCACCAATATGCCCAAAGAAAGTGGGCTGTTCAGGAGCTGGAGAGTAAGTTCAGAGAACATATAGGTGGTATCTTCTCAGGACATGTGAAGCTACCAGCTCTCAACCTTGTCCGTGTGAATGTGAATGCATCAGAGATAACACCGAAGGGGCTGGCAGCAGAGGCCAAGAGACTCACAGTAGGGCAGGTAGACTCTCGCAGGGTGCTACACCCTGAGATGGACGCTGTATTTGACAGGCTCCAGAAGCAGATGGGTGTAGCTCTAAGAGATGTACCCCTAAAGGACATGCCTAAGGCTGCAAGGGATGAGGTGTCAAAGGTTATCTCCTCTCTCAAGGCCCAAGGTCATGACCCTGTTATGTATAAATTTGGCTCTCAGTTTGTGGGTGTACCTGAAGGTATGAGGACACAACAGCTGAAAGATTTTCTTGTAGGAATGAAGAAGTTACCTGAGTCTAAGTTCATGGTTCCAGATAATTTAGATGAGCTTATCACTATGCAGAGGCCCATGAATGCCCTATGGCAGTACTTTACCCCTGTGCGTGAGGTCTTTGGGAAGAACATAGCCAATGTAGTGAGGCAGTCTACCCATGACCACGCTGCCTATGTGGAGAGAGTAGGTATCCAGTCCATAAAGAGGTGGCAGAACCAACTGGGTCTGTATGGCAGAGACTTTGAGAAGGCTGGGGTAAGGATTGGTAAGGCCCTTGAGGGTACATGGACCGATAAGGCAAACGAAGATTTCTCAAGGGTGGGCCAACAGATAGCTGCCTTGATGCAGAGGGCTCCCCAAATGAGGCCCCAAGACCTGAAGGGACAGCTGACCAGACTTGGTAAACAGGTGGGAGTAAGTGATAAGAGAGCACAGAAGGTTTTTCAGGAGTTATTGAAGTTAGAGAAGAAGGGTGCAGGAGGTATTGAGGGGGTTACTAAGGAGCAGTTAAAGCGGTGGAATGATACTGACTTCGGTGAGTATGCAGCCCATTGGCTTAAGCAGGAGAAGCTCTATGCTAATCTTGGTAAGCCTACTGATGCCTTCGCCAAAGAGGTTGGACTGGCTAACATGAACGAGCTTAAAGTATTTGCTCGTATGCGTAAGCAGTTTGACAAGCTCTTCAAGGAAGCTGGCTTCAATGACTACCTCCAGTATGAGGTAAACTTCCTGCCCAGATTCAAGGCAGGTGACAAGAGCTCCACGAGTGCCCTTCTCCACTCACTGGACCAGCTTAAGGGTTCAAGAGCTGAGAAGCTGAGGGGGGCTGTGCGTTGGGTCAATGAACTCAATCGTACAGCAGCCGGTAACACCTATGACTATGACCAAAATGCTTTCTCTGCATATTCAAGGTATGTCATGGGTATGTCTAAACAGAGACACTTTGAGCCTACCTTTGAGGTAGTCAATGCGGCTATGAAGAAGCAGAAGATGGCTCCTAACCGGCAGGCTATGTGGAGACAGATGCAGGACCATCTGATTGGGCAGCCTACTAAGATGGAGGCCTCCATGAACCAGATGATTAAGGGGATGGGTGAGGCTCTTGGTAAGACTGAGTGGAAGAGTGCTTGGGGTAAGAGACCTTCAGCTCAGGTAGCCTCTCTACTTGCTGAGATGCAGATATATGGTGGTCTGGCCTTTAACCCCTTCACCGCTGTGAAGAACTTAACACAGAAGGGGCTGGCTCTGTCATCTATCACTGATGATGGCAACCCCTTGAAGGGTCTGGCGTACATGGCTAAGGCTCAGATATTTAAGAGGACAGCTGAAGGTAAGAGGTGGGCAGCTCTGAACCCTGTGAAGGACAACAGGCTGTTCACTGAGGGGCTCCATGCTCAGACAGAGGCTGTCAGTAACATTCATAAGGCTTGGGGTAACCCGGATATGTGGGCTAATGTAAGTAAGAAGATGAAGGACAAAGCTATGTGGATGTTCAAGAAGTCTGACATGAGTAACGTGGATGATACCTTCCTTGCGAAGATGTTATACCTCAAGGAGAAGGGGATTCCATTTGCTGATGCAGCCAACATCTCTACTCAGACTACTATGGCTACTCAGTTTATGTATGGCTTTGACTCCCCCATGTTGTATAAGTCCACTGGACCACTGGGTCCCTTCGGTAAGCAGCTCGGTATCTTCATGTCGTGGCCTATGAACTGGGCCCAGCTGCTCTACAATCAGGGCACATCAGGGGAGATACAAAGAGCCTTTACTACTATCACTACCATGGCTGTCATGGCAGAGATACTTGATACAACTCGTATGAACTTCCAGAGTATTCACCCATTTGAGACAGCAAGGGGTATCTTGCCCTTGGCTATGCTTGAAGGGGACAATCGAAGACCTAATATCTTGAGGGTAGGGGCTGCAGGTATGGAGTATGTGAGAGCACTCGGCTCGGGTGACCCATACGCAGTAGATGTAGCCCTTGACAACTTCAAGAGAAGGGCTACTGTGATGGTTCCGGGTGGTGTTATGACCCGGAGAGCTCTGGAGTTGGTGGACCTGACCCAGAATGAGTGGAGAAAGCTCGACCACAGGGGCAGGCTTCAGCACACAATCTCTCCTAATGAGGCTGCAAGAGCCTTCTTCGGTCCTACCTTGGAAGCAAGGTGGAGACATGAAGACTGGCAGCAGGTCTCTCAAATGGATGCTGACTACCGAAGGTCAAGAGCTATGGCTGTTGACTCCTTCATCGAAGGGGATTATGAGACCTTCCTGCAAAGACAGCAGGAACTTGTATGGAACTTTGGTAGGTGGATTCAGCCTAATGACATAGCTCGTGAGTTAGAGCTGAGACAGCAGACTGCGAGAGAACGGCAGCTACAAGGACTGCCTGAAGAATTACGTGTAGGGTGGTTCGAGTTGATGCAAGAACGAAGAGGTGTAATGTAGAGGGGTTAAATCCCCTCTACAGTTTCTCCTCCCCATGCTCTTGTAATATCTACATCTACTTCAAAGGGCACATCGGTTTCAACGAAAGCCCCCTCCATTACCTCTTGAACTACCTCAGCTATCTCTCTTCCTATGACCTCAGGGCACTCCACCATNAGGGAGTCATGCACCATAAGGATTAGCTTAGCCTCTGGGTACTCTTCCTTCAACCTACTGTGCAGTTTGATAGCTGCCATCAGGCACATGTCAGAAGAGGATGACTGTATAGGAAAGTTGACAGCCTGTCGGTATAGCTCATGCAGGTTCTCGTCTGTAATGAGGGGAAACCTCCGCTTCCTCCCAAAGTAAGACTCTACATAGCCCTGTGTCCTGACCTGTGTCTTGATTTTATTAATCCACTGCATGACTCTGGGCATACCCTGCTTATAGTTAGTCATGACCTCCTTGGCTTCACCCCAGTCGAGGCCTGTCTTAGCCATGAGGCCCTTATCTGACATCAGGTAGAGGATACCAAAAGACAAGTCCTTGGCTGTCTGTCTCTCATCCTTCGTTATGTCCTCCTTCTTATAGGCTATCTTAGCCATCTCACTATGGAAGTCCTTACCTGACTTGAGGAAGTCAATGAGCCTGTGGTCCTGAGCCATGTGAGCTGCCCATCTAATCTCTGCTTGGGCATAATCCCCCTTGACCAGCACATTACCCGGCTCAGCTGAGTACACAGTCCTGATAGTAGACTCCCTTGGGATGTTGTTGAGAGCTGGCTGGCTGTTAGATACCCTTCCTGTTAGAGACCTATCAAAGTGGAAGTTACACCTGACCCTGCCATCTAAACCTATAAAAGCAGGCAGGTCTCTCACATATCTGGTGTAGTAGGTAGTAGCCTGTCTGTGCTGGTGCAGGTAGTTAACGAAGTCCACCTCAGGATACCTCTCAAAGAGGACAGAGAGCACATCCTTGTCAGCACAGCGGTCCTTCTTACCCTTGAGCTTAGGCTGCTCCAGTTTCAGGGTGTCCCACAGGTGCTTCTGAACCTGCTGGTGGGAGCGTGGGTTGAACTCCTCATTACCTGTTGTCTTCATGAGAGATTCTTCCAGATTTTCCAGCTCTTTTTCCAGTTCCACTGACAGGTTTGCAAGGGTCTCCGGGTTGACCCAGACACCATTCCTCCTCATGTCAGCAAATACCTCAGCTGCTGGGTGTAATATCTTGTGATACAGGTTGACCAGCTTAGGCTCCTCAGCAAGCTCCTTCTGCATGTAGTCACCAAGCCTCAGGGTCCAATCAGCGTCCATCCCTGCGTACTCATAGATGACATCTTCCGGGACCTTGGAGGTCAGCTCAGATTTGTCAACTCCAAACTTGTTTAGCATCTGTGTTTCATAGGGTGGTGCATCAAGTAGGGTGGTTGTCAAAAACTCAAGGTTCCTTGGCTGCGTCCTCTCATCCAAACAGAAATGACCAAGCATCAGGTCAAAAGCACAGGCTCTGGGTAGCCCATACTTCTCATTCCAGAGAGCATCAAAGGACAGGTTATTAAACCCAATGAGCTTATACTTTAATAAGACTTCTCTTAATTCATTTTTCCATTCCCTTATGAGTCTCATGGGTATAACCACAGGCTTACCTATCTCCCAGCACAGGGAGAGGCAGAAGCCAGTGTCCCTATCAGGGTCCAGACCTGTTGTCTCCCAGTCATAGAACAGACAGTCCTTGATAGTAGCATTGGGCAGGCCTTCAGACATCATAGCTATGAGTGAGCCCATAAGCTGTTGTGTATTTATAACAGTAGTTTTGGTAGGTATGTGGGCTGTGCTCTTCAGCTTACCCTTAGCGAAGGCCACAGCCTTACCAATATCAGACTGCAGGAAGGGGAGTAGCACATCCTTCCGGGGGTAGAAGATAGCTGCAGGGTGGTAGGTACAAATGCCCTTGTGCCCTGTCACTGTGTCCATGAACACACCTCTGCTTGATGCCACCTTCTTATCAAACAGAGCTTTAGTGGGTATATTACCCAGAGCTATCACAATCTTCGGGTCTCTGGCCTCTATCTCAGCAGCGAGTCTCTCTGAACAGCACTGTATCTCCTGTGCAGAGGGGTCTCTGTTCTCTGGTGGTCTACACTGGCAGGTGTTAGTTAGCCAACACTCCTCCATGGTCACACCAGCCTCATCAAGCAGGGTAGAGAGAGCTTGTCCAGCCCTACCTATGAAGGGTCTGCCAAGTCTCACCTCCTGTGCTCCGGGGGCCTCACCTACTATAACAATGTCTGCATCTTCAGACCCATAACCCAGTACCTTATTACCATCAAGGGTACACTCATCACATTTAGTTGTCATACCAATTACCTGCCCTCTTCACTTTATAGTATAGGTATGTGTCTGACCTCCGGGTGTCCTTTGAGTCACGCTTAACACTACCAAGCCCCCCTGACTAACCCTTGGTCAACCAAATCCTCAAGACCAGACTTTACTGTACCTCTTGGTAATTCATGAGCTTTACAAAGCTCATCAATACCCAGACCATACTTCTTTTCGTATGGTAGACTCTGTAGTATTATGTCCCTTGAGTTTACTCGGGTATCTCTTTCTCTCGCTACCTCAAAGTCATACTTACCATCATCACCAATATTATTAAACTTAATTGCTATCTCAGGTGAGCCAGCTGCATCTTTTATATCTAATCGTATCTTGACTGCATTGTCAGACCTGTTGCCTACCCTCTCCATCATGAGGGAGTTCTCACTCCATGCATAGAGAGCCATGCTACCATAGATACGCTCTGTGTCTGACCCTTCCTTGCTCTTCCTGTTGTGGTGGACCACAGCTATGGCACAGTTGTAGTCATTCCTCCACTGCTTGAGTTTGTTCAGGACATAGGTGATGTCACCTGATTTGAACTCGTCATACCCCAGAGTCATCATAAACATGGGGTCAAGAACAAGGAGCTTAGGCTGCTTCTCATCGAGAGCTCTCTCTAAGCCATCCATCTTGCTCTTATCGTTGAATGTTATTCCACTACCTGTAGTTATATAGAGAGGACAGTTCATAGGCATCCTCTTGAATCCTACATTAGCCCACTCTGAGCTACTGGGATTCTCCAGAGGCTCGAAGGGCATCAGGCCCTTAGCCATTATCATAGCCTGCAGCCTGTGTGCTACCCTCCACAGTGGGTCCTCCTCCTGTACCATGAGCACAGGGCCGGGCTTAAGCACCTTAAAGGTGTCCAAGAAGGGCTTGCCAGATGCTACTGACAGGGCTAAGTCCAGACTTACAATAGACTTGTAGCTCTTACCCTCTCCCACTATCCAGCCTACATTCTTGTCCATCCAGATGTCTTCAACCATGAACTGTGGTTGCTCCTGATAGGTAAGCAGGTCATCAAGCTCGTACCATCTGATGTCTGTCTCTTCCTCTGGGGTGAGCTTAACACTAATATCTTTTGAGGCCTTCATAATCTCACGCCACAGGTCGGCAGTAGGTCTGCCGTCTCGCTCATACTTGTTCCATTGGCTGTTCTTTACAATCACATATACATCAGCTGGTGGTATCTCTGCCCTAAGCAGTAACATCTCAAGGTTCCACAGCTTCTGTGACCAGTCCTCTCCCCTCTTGGGACCTGACTTCAGGATAGTCCATGCTGCTCTGGGTATTCTATCTCCATTCCTCTGGAGCACAGTCTTTATGTCAGCCAGTTTTGGTGGGGGCTGGAGCATAGCTAAGTCTTCACTTACCTCTACACTCTCAGGCTTTGTAGCCTCTATAAAGTCAGACACCTTGAAGGTTTTGTCAGCACTATACCACAAGATGACCCCCTCTTGGGGGGGCCTATACTTGTGGTTCATGCTACCGGGTACACGGAGGAACTTACCTGCAAAGTGTCCTCCCTTGTCACCCTTGACTTTTGTACAAATCCTCTGGTTGACATACTCTACCATGTTGGGGTCCACTGACTCATCCAGTAACCACAGAGCCTGATACCTCCTGTCACTGGTTGACCAGCATATGCTGGGCCTCTCATAGTTAATGATATCCTCAAGAGGCCCAGCGTCCTTGTCTACCCAGAAGCAGTGAGAGGGAAGAGAGGCATCTTTGACCTTACGGAACTTGTCACGGAAAAGGTGGGGCACGAAGTAGACACACCTCATGTCCTGCTCATTCCACACAGTGAGTCTGTGATACAGAGTACCAAACTCCTCAGGGTATTTGAAACTCTGCTGAGTCCACCCTGACCTTTCAGTCTCCCCCTCTGTGTGGTCCTTACAGGCTATCCATGCCCAGCCTTCACCTTGCCATATCTGTTCAAAGAACTCTCTCCCTATCATTGTTACCCTCCTTTACCAAGGTAATCCATCAGCAGCAGACTGCTGGGCCTGCTGATTAGACAGCTCTTGGTTAGCTACCTTCAAGTTAGCTGCCTGCTGTGATACTGCTTCTTTGTTAATGGGTGGTGGTGTCCAGCCATCAACATACTTCTCAAGGCGTAGTACATTGAAGCCAGAGCTCTTGTTGCTTGTCTGCTACCACCACTGCTATTGCTTTCTTACCACCAATACTCCTGTCCTCTCCATTAACCTTGAAGCCAAGGAGAGGATGTGCACCATACTCATTCTCATCCTTGCCCACAACAGGGTCACAACCATGAGCACCATTCTTCTTGTCCTCATCGTTTGTGATACCAAGGTTAACAAGCATGGAGTAGAAGTAGAACTGGGAACCTCTCTGCTTCTTCGCATCACCAGTAGTTACTATGGTCTGGTAGAAAGCAGCTGTTGTACCGGCAAACTCATCAGGGGCCTCTACTCTGAAGGGAACCCTGATAGTTGTATTACCATTCTGGTTCTTAGCGATGGACCACTCATCCAAAGTCTCAACCAGATACGAACCGGGAGCTAAGAAACTCCCTCCACCTGCTGTCATTCCTCCAAAATCCCAAGTTGCCATTCTTTCTCCTCCTTATTTTAGATAGTCTGATAAGTTGACCGCAGGGTTAGCTACCTTAGGGAATGTACCGGTGCGGTCTCTTGCCAAGATACCCTTGTACTCAGTGAATAACATACGCCTCTCATCAGAGAGGTTACCTTCCTCATCCTCACCAACAGGCTCAATGTAGGATATCACAGAGTACAGTGCAGGGAACAAGTCGTTCTGTTTCTGTGTCCCATGCAGGGGCCTCACCTGATACCTTGCATTCTGGTCCTCCTTGAGAGACTCCTCCAAGGTGGTGCAGACAACATGGACCGGGAACTCTCCCTGTGAGAGAGAGACTCCTCTTGTTAAGAACTGCTGGAACCCGGACTCAATCTTCTGCCATGCCTGAATAGGTAGCAAGTCAGGGTCCTTTGACCCATGAAACTGATTGAAGTACAGGCCAACCTCTCGCTTGAACATGTTGAACACGAAGGTGAGCCCATCAAAAATAGCTGTTCTGATACCATGTTCGACATGTTGCCCTGTTTCAAACCAATCAAGCACCTCAAACAGCTGTGAGGTATGTGTGATTAGCTTGCCCGGAATCTCATAGGGAACCGACCTGTGCCCTGTGGGGTCTGGTGATACTATGAATGGTTTGGGTGCGGTTGCAGCTCTGTATGTTTTGCCTGCACCAGACCGGGCATAGAGCAGTATGTCGTAGTACTGCATCTCATCCTGTCTACCGAGCTTATCAATTTCCATCATTTCACTCCTTTACTCACTTTGGTCTTCTTCCAGTACCTGCCAGATGTCCTTGTCTCTCGGCTTGAGCTGGCTCTCAATGACGAGAGTGGTGTCGTCACCCCTGCATATTGCACCACAGAGGTCCTTCACAGGGCAGCCCCAACTGCAGACACCCATAGTTTGAGGGTTGTAGGGTAGTGTATAGAAGGGTTCCTTGTCTACCAGTATCCTCCGAGCTGTGTCCCTCATGTCATGGTATACCCTGAACAGGGTCTCTTCAAAGATACGGAGCTCCTGAGCTGTCCTTGTGGCCCTGTGTCTTGCGAAGAGGGGAGCTTTCACTCTGGGTCCCGGCATCTGCTTCCGTATCAGATTGAACAGGACCCCAGAGGGTCTCTTGCCCTCCTTACTCAAGGTCCATAGTTGAGCTCCTAACTGTAAATCCATGAAGATTTCCTGTGGGTTACTGACATTCGTTGACTTGCCCCTTGTCTTGTGCTCAAGGACCCAGTATCCACCAACAAACCTACCCTCTGCTTCAGCGTCCATCTTGACTGCAAGATAGGCATAGGTTCCCGGTAGCTGGGTGATTACTCTCCGCTCTGTATGCTTGAAGTTGAACTCACTATCAGGATATGAGCAGTTCTCACTATGAACCCACCCCATGTATTCGTGCATGAGGGAGTTAGCGAGAAGTCTGTCCTCTTCAAATTCCTGATTGAGCTCGACACTCCAGTAGGCATCAAGTGCCTCCCTCTCCTCTTCGAGAGCAGCATTTAGGGCAGAGATAACCGCATCAGCAGGAGCCCCACCATACATAACCTCAAGGGCTTTGTGCATAACAATACCAAACCTGAGTTTTCTGTTGGTGACCCTCCTCTCCAAGTTGAGCCCATTGTGACTCGTGAAGAACCAGTTGCGGGGGCAGTTGCGGAACTGTGACAGCTCAGTAGCCCTAACGATAAAGGCATCCTGTCTAACAGCCTTCCCTCCTGCGTCTAAAAGCATCTTTTATCCTCCTTATTATATTGTAAATCCACTGCATGATGTACATCAACCTGTACTTATCCAAGCACATCATCCTGTCCTCCTTAGGAGTTCTCGCATTACTTCAACCTTTCCTATACTATCCTCCACTATCTCCTCCTTTCTTTTGCAGGCTGACAGGATGTCATCTTCGATTGTCCTTGGGTGTCTTAGTGTTATGATGTTTGGTGATGTCTTTGTAGTAGCTCTGTGTATCCTGTCCTCTGCCTGTGTGTTCACAGAGGGGACCCAATCTAAGTCGCAGAAGATTGCTGTGCTTGCAGCTTGAAGGTTCATCCCCTCACCCATGCTCTGCGTGGTTCCTATTATACCAGCAATCTCACCATTTGTCAAGTCCTGCTGGATTCTGTATCTCTGCTCAGAAGATATGCCCCCATGTATGACACCAGTGGGTACTTTCTTCCTATACAGGAGCTCACCCAACAGGTCAAGGAACCCACGAAAGCAGGTAAAGATTAGGAACTGCTCACCTGACGACATCAGGTCCTCAACCAGCTCGTTGATAACCTGTAGTTTAGCTGAGCCTGCAGGCCCACCTATAATAGAGGGGCACAGAGCAGCCTGCCTTAGTGCCATTATCTTCTCGAGCACTGACTGTGAGGTCCATGGTGTGCCATCAGTGAGGAGCACCCTTGCCTCCTTCTCCAGCTTACGATAGAACACATCTTGTGTGTTCACCATAGGTATTTCCATTGGTGTGTATATTTTCTCAGGCAGTTCAGGCAATACATCCACCTTCCTCTTCTGGTACAGATAGGATGACATCATGGCATTGAAGCCCTGTTTGTCCTTGAGCCCTACTATATCTGTACCTCCAAAGTGGTTGCGAACAGTGTCCAGATGAATAGCAGCAAAGTTCCAATAGCTGGTAAATCGGTCAGGGTCTACCATAGAGAGCTGTGTGAACAGGTCATCATAGTCCTTGCGAACTGGTGTTCCTGTTGCAAGCCAGATATGAGCTGAGTTACCCTGTAGTCTTTGTGCAGCTTGTGTTGTGAGTGCTTTCCTGTTCTTTATTCTGTGTGATTCATCGAAGATTATTGAGTCGTAGTCTGCATACTCTAATGTTTTAGACAGTTTCCTCATCATCTCATACCCAATTACTATGGTCTTAGCTTCCTCATTGGTAAGCATGTGGGATAGTTTCTTCTTGTGGTCTCTGTAAATCAAGTCAACATCTTGGGCATCAACCTTCTGTGACTCTACCACAACAATGTCATCTATACCAGCCCACTCTCTCAGATGGGAGACCCATGACCACTTCACAGAGGAGGGGCAGACTATCAGGTTCCTACCTACACTACACCCTGAGTAGTCAAGGGTTGAGCATAGTATGGGTGTCTTACCAAGGCCCGGTTCATGTCCGAGTATCATCCGCTTGGCTGTGTCTAACACACGGACTGATGCTCGTTGGAAGGGGTACAGTCTGCAGGTTACATCGAGTGGGTCATCTATTACTGCTATGTCTGACACCAGCTTCTGCTTGTTCATCAAAGAGTCAAGGTACATTCTCAACTCTTTGTGTATCTCTATGTCTGGAATCTGTTGTAGAACATGTCTTATAATGGTTGGGTCAAGTGGCGTAGACCATGCATTCTCCTTCGCATTCCATGCTGCTGTCCCTGATGTGGCAGACTTGACCCTGCTGTTGTACTCCTTCGGGACCCATAAGAGGAACCTCCGGGGTTTACCTCCTGCTGAGTACTTAACCCCTATCTGCATCTTATAATCCTGCCTTCCAGTTATGCCATGCTCCTGTAGATATGAAGTGATACACTACTCTAAGAGCATCTCGCTGATGCTTACACTTCAGGTCCCACAGAAGCTCTTGGAAGTTGCTTTCATCTGGTATGTGTATTTGCTTGTTAATGTGAGGTTGCACTGAATGCATCCTATAGGGGTAGGCACTTCTCCTCCTGTAGAACTGGAGTGTGTTGAGTGCTTCTATCTGTGCTACCTTCTCATCATTGATAGCCCCATGTTTTATGAAGTCTTCGTATGCAAAGACATCACATATCTGTAAGTAAGGCATCCACTTGAAAGCGGAGCTGGTCTTCTTCAGGTCTGCTATAGTTGGTGACCCCACTGCCAGTAGCTCTGCATGTTCCTCTATCTCACCGGGCAGCTTGTTACCCCCCAAAGCAAGAGGGAAGAGGACAGCCACAATACCTGTAGTCACACCGGGGTCAATACCTACAATGATTGGGCTGTCATTATCTCTCATCATAGGGTAGGCCTCCTAATGCTCTGTTTAGTTCAGCGAGCTTCGTCTTTATAGCACTGATTAACTCAAAGACAGCAGAGTCTGGAGCATCCCACTCATCTACTGGCTTCTCTTTTGTCCTGCGTATGAGCTTCATGTCCTTGGCTATACCTTCTGCTGTGTACTTAGCAAACATCCTCTGGTGGTGTGGGTTATTCAGTATCTTAGCCTCCGCTGGATTAGATATAAACCCATACTCCATAAGGACAGCAGATGAAGGAGCCAGTCTCAGTGTGTGAAAGTCAGCTCGCTTCTTACCCCTGTCTCTCTTGCCTATGTCATGGATATACTTAGCCACCTCCCTGTGCA